CAGCTTTAATGTCAGAGTATGGATTTATTATGAGAGACTTTTGGTTAAAGTTTGCCACAAGAAACACTCAATCAATTATGGCTGGAAATACATCAAACAACTATCAATATGCTGTAGCAACTGCTGAAACAGGAGTTCATAGAGTTGTTTTAACAAATGCACAAGCTGCAAATATTGATTTATTAAGTTGTGTTTCCGTTGGTGATAGAGGCACTGCCACTAATAATGATCGTATTAATAAATATCTACACAATATTTGTAAATGTGCTAGAGTAATAGCTAAAGAAACTGTAGATACAGATCATACAGCTTTAATTCTTGATCATGCTAACTTTAACACTACTTCAACTACTTATGTTTCTACAATGCACGAAAGAAGTGGTTATAGTAAGTTTGTAAGAGGTAGATATGGCTCTCCTATAAATAACACTAATGGAAAACATGGAATGGTGTTTAATGGTATAGAAATAGCTGTAGGAGGCTATGAAGTAGCAGGTAATGCAATACTAGATATTATAGATAATACAGGAAAGAGAGAAGTTTATGTGACTAATAATGCAACTAAATTAAGTGGTACAGTTGCAACTATTAAAGATACATATGTAAAGTCCTTTTTATCAATTCAACCAACTACATTAAACGCATGGAATTACATAACTAGATACGATTATGATCTTACTAATGGTTTAATGGTACCTACAGAAGCAGGTCAAACAGGATCAGGAACGTCTACAGGATTTGCTGATGGCCTTTATGTAGATTCAGGAACAAGTGGTCAAAGGGAATGCTTGTGGCTCGGCGGTCTGAATAATGGTGGTAATGCTGGCTTGTCCTGTCTCCTTGCGAATTATGGTCTATCAAATGGTTCTTGGTATATCCTCGCTCGTCTCTCAACAAATGGTGTAAGGGGGTGAATTGGCCTTGCCAAGAGGGGAATCCCCCCTAATTAATTAAAAGTATGCTATAATATTAAATGAGGACCCGAAAAAGAGGTTTTTTGCTTGTGGCTCGGCAATCTGAATAATAATGGTAATGCTGGCTTGTCCTGTCTCAATACGAATAATGGAATATCAAATGGTAATTGGAATATCCTCGCTCGTACCTCAAGATATAATTAATATGAGTTAAATTTTCAGGGCCGTACCTAAGAAGGACATAGATGTAAATCTATCTCATTTAGCATAGCTAAAATTTAAGATTGAAACACCAACTTGAAAGTTCTACAAAGCACATCAAGAGAACGATTAGAGACGTTATATGTTAATGGATATAATGTGAGGTTAGTAGTAAAGTCCGAAAGCCCCTGATATCTTGAGAGGTTATATTATGAAACGATATTTAAAGAATTTTGAATTATCAGAGGAATTTGTTAGAAATTGTCTCTTTGATTGTTTAGGTGGTTCACCTACGAGAAAGTCAAGATGGAAAGAAAAAAAGACCATCTTTTTTCTTGCTGAGTATTTGATGAAATGGGAATATCTTCATAATTTTCAAGAGATATCTAATATTAAAACTATTGCATATAGGCTATATAATTATGCTATTAATGATAAAGAAAAACTTTATCCTATAGTTAATTATGCAGCTCATGAAATGTTTTTAGAAATAAAAAATAGATCAATTAGATTAAAGAAGATTAATTATAACACTATAATTGATAAAGGATCTAAAAAAACACGTATAATCGGCTCTGCTAGTATGAAACAACAATGTTATGATTATGTTGTTGTAAATGCTCTAAAAGATATGTTTAATGCCAAGATTGGTCATTATCAATGTGCCAGTCTTCCAAGAAAAGGCCAATTATTCGGAAAACAAGCAATTGAGACATGGATAAGAACTAATCCTAAAAAATGCAAGTGGTTTTTTAAGGCTGATGTTAAACAATTTTATCCAAGTGTTAATCATTCGATTGCTAAAAGATTATTAAAAAGAGATATTAAAAATAAAGACATACTTTATTTAGCATATACATTAATTGATACATACGGAGAAGTAGGATTATGTATTGGTTCATATTTTTGTCAATATATGGCTAATTACATAATGTCTTATCCTTATCATTATGTTACTGAAATGTTATATCTAATAAGACGTGGAAAAAGGTATAATTTAATACATCATACCTTGTTTTATATGGACGATATAATTCTTATCGGAAGTAACAAAAAACACGTCAAAAAGGCTGCAATTGAGCTTGAAAAGTATCTTAGTAAATTCTTTTATTTAAAATTAAAATTGGATTATCAATTATTTCCTATAGATAGCAGGCCAATAGATATGATGGGATATAAAATATATTCAGATCATACTACAATAAGAAAAAGAATATTTAAACCTGCAAATAGGTTATTTAGTAAAGTTAAAGGGAAAGATACAATGACATTAAAAGAAGCTCAAGCATTAGCCTCTTATTATGGTTATTTTAAATATACCAATAGTTATAAATATAAAAAGAAAGTAAAAATGAATCGCTCTATAAGAGTAGCGAAGGAGGTAATATCAAATGAAGCAAAGAATAGCAGAGTTCCCAACACAACAGGAACCTTATCTATATCAACTGCAAAATGATGGACGTGCAGTTGTTTTTATTAGAGATTTTATTAGAGAAGATCATAGAGAATCTGAAGAAGGAACCGAAGAGGTTCTTTTTGTTTACAATGAAAATGAATTTATTGTAAATTCTGAAGAAATAACAGAAGAAATGATTGCAGCAAATCCATTAAGTTGGATTGATTATGATAATACAGAACCAACATTTGAAGAACAGGTAATAACTGCTTTAAATGACATTGGTGAGTTTTTAGGAGGGTTGCTATAATGGTACAGTTTTATGTGAAATTAGTAAGAGAAGGTAAAAAAAGAATAGATCAAGTTCCACCAATTTGGAGAGAAGAAGTAAGAAAAATAATAGAAGGTGAGGATATTATATGACATTTGATAGTATCAAAAACTTCTTTGTAGTATTACTTGCTTTATGTGGTGCTATCTCTGTTGTTGGTGGTGCAGTTAATCTAATTTTGAATTGGAAAAAAGGAAGCAAAATAACTAAACATGAAATAACTTTACAAAATCATGAAAGAAGAATAAAAAAATTAGAAGACGATTCGGAAGGACAAGAATCATTTACAAAAGTTTTATGTAATTCTGTCTTGGCATTAGTCAGTCATGAAATAAATGGTAATTCTCATGACAAATTAGAGAAAGCTCAGGAAGAGCTTCAAGAATTTTTAATTAATAAGTAGGAGGTATTCATATGGAATTAGAATACATTGTTAGTCTAGTAACAATATTAGTTACATTTGTTTTAGGAATTATTTCAAAAAAGAATCCTAAGTTATCAAATAAAATTATACCTATTCAAAATTTATTTGTAGGTTTAATTGTTGCATTGATTGAATTTATTATTACAAAAGATTTTAAAGTTGCAATTGCTCTATCAGGATTAATTGCTGGAGGAACATACGATATTGTTCACAATTTAAATAAGTTAATAAAAGGAGATGATTAAGTATGACAGTTATTGAAGAACCAAAAGAAACTGAAGAAGTAGAATTAACAGAAGAAATGAAAAAAGAATTAGAAAATTGTAAAGGTAAAGGAGATGAAGAATAATGGGATATTCTCCATTAGTATGTAAATTTATTCCTGCTTATGAAGGAAATTATACAAAGAATAGAAAAGCATGGGGACACGATAAAATATCTGAAATATGTATTCATTATATTTGTGGAGATATTACAATTGAATCGCTAGGAAATATATGGAAAAAAGTTGGTAGAAATGGTTCTAGTAATTATGGTATAGGCTCAGATGGAAGAATTGCTTGTTATGTTGATGAAGATGACATTGCTTGGTGCAATTCTAACTGGGATTCTAATTGTCGTTCTGCTAGTATAGAAACTGCTAATTTAAGTGATTCTAGTGTAACAGATTATGCTCTTAATTCATTGATTAGATTAGTTGCTGATATTGCTAAAAGAAATGGTATGGGAAAACTTATTAAAGGAAAGAATGTTACATGGCATTCTATGTATACTTCTACAAGTTGCCCTGGTGCATATCTTTTAAGTAAGATGGATTATATTGTTGATCAAGCAAATAAAATAAATGATGGTGGTTCACCTGATTTACCTGTTGGACCTGATCAAATTTTAGTAAAAGGATCTAAGGTTGTATTTAATGGTGTTTTCAAGGTAGATGAATTATTAAAAGCAGATAGCAAATATCCTAATGGTGCATTAGGTTGCTATGATACTTGTTATGGAAAACCATGTGGAACTGATGATTATATTCCATGTGGTCCAATAGCTCAATGTAATCCTGATAAAGAAAGAGCAGATTATGACGCAATTCTAAAAAAGGGAGATTATTGGTTATGTGATAAAATATTTACTGTTATAGATATTGAATTACCTACTAAATATACTCCTAATGGCGTTGCTATATTAGAAGCTGATGGTGTAAGGTTTAGAGCTGACTGTGGTCCTTTAGTTGAAGTAAAAGATTAGAAAGAGTGAAGAGTAATCTTTGCTCTTTTTTTTTGCACAAAAATTTTTAAAAATTGTGCAAATTTGCATTTTAAGACTTATTTTTGCACGAAAATTGCATTTTAGAGGCAATATTTACAAATTTTGCTCCTAAAATCACTCTGAATTTTAAAAATTGGCAGTTTGCATATATATTTATATTGTTATATTATATCGCCTGAAAGGAGGAATTATAATGTACCAAACAAGAAGATTAAATGATGAAGAGATTACTAAAATTAATGAAATATATGATACTGATTATAAAGTAATCTTAATTCAAAAAAAGAAAAATAAGTATTATGCAATACTTGATTGTGATGAAAAAATAGAAGTAAAAGAAAAAGAAGTGGCAAATTATTTTATGTAATTGCCACTTTTCGCTATCTTATTGTATCTAACGGTATAATCCTGTCCGAATGTTTTTATAAACCATTCTAATGACTTGCTTTCAACATATAATTGTTGGAATAATAATTTATATTCTAAATTAAATATTATATTATTATGAAATAAATTGTGATGATTTTTACACAGAGGACATATTGCTCCATTTAAAATAGATCTATTTCTGAATGAACCTTCAAAAACTTCGTTTGATTCTACTTTATAATATGGTGTTGCACAACCTTCTACGCAGCATTTATTCATATCCTTATATATAATACTATATCTATTTTTTTCTTTCTTAGCTTGTTTATAAGTTCTTTGTTTTATTTTCTTTTGCTGAATATTTTTATATTCTTTATATTTACATAACTTACAATCATCTATAGTTATAATTTTCTTTCTTTTTTTACAATATAGTGTTCTATTTAATTTAATTTTTAAATTAATACAATTATTCATATTTAATCCTTTCATTTGAAGTCTTAAATATTACTTAAAAATTCAAAAACTGTATCAAATACAATTTAATTAATTGTTCTAATTGGTATAATTACTACATTAACAAACTATATCTTAACTATTAATTTAATTCCGTACTCGTCACCAATAGAATATTTACCCTTGTTTATCAAGGGTTTTATTTTTTTTAAGTCTTATTTAAGTCTTATTTTTATAAATTATTTAATAAATCTATTACTTCATCTTGAACTGTTGGGAATAATACTAAATATACTTTTTGCATTATTTCAACTGTGTGTCCTAATCTGTTTCCAGTCATAACGAAGAATTTAAATGTGTCTATTTTAGAATTTGTTTCATTACATTTTTTCATATATTCATTCACAAGTAAACTTACATGAGAATGTCTAAATTCATGTATTGTTATTTCTTGTATTTTATCTTTATGTTCATCATTATATTTTTTAAAATAATATTTCTTGTATCTATCTATTGTTGTCTGTGGTAGAAATCTAGTACAACCAAATAAAAACCAATTTTCATTATAATCAGAATATTTACTTTTTAAATAGCTTAAATATTCATTAAGTTGATCTATTAATACATTACTCATTTTAACAACTCTGTTTAATTTGTTTTTCGTATTAGTTATCTTATAATTTTTATCTGTATGAACTGATAATGTTTTATCAACAATTATTTCATTTTTATTAAAATCTATATCTTTAATTCGTAAAGCTTGAACTTCTCCTTTTCTCATTCCTGTGTAGTACAAGAAAACAAAGAATGTTTTCCAGGTTATATCATCTATAACAGATATATATTTATTGAAATTATCATAAGTTATATATCTTAATTTATTTTTATCTTTAACTACTTCTTCATTTTTTACCTGGAATCTTCCATAAAGACTAACAGGATTAGAAGTTAAACCATAATTTCTTATACCAAAGTCAAATATTCCTTTTAATATTCCATAGAGTTTATTTTTGTATTTAACTGATATATTCTTATTTGAGACATATTCGGCCCAATCTCGCACGTTTTGTACATTTATCGAATCAATATACATATTTTTAAAAAATGGCTCTATATGGCATTTATAATCGTTTCTATAAGTATATACAGTTGATTCTTTTCTAGTTTCTGATAGCCATTTAAAGTAATCTTTTGCAACAAGAATAAAATATTTATGTATAGGATTATCTCTTTTTAATATAAATAAAGCTTCTTGTTCTTTTGCTTCAGTCTTTGTTTTATATTTATCTGAAGAGTATTGATGATTTTTTCCAAATGGATCCTTTTTATATACTCTGAAATACCAAGTTCTACCATCTTTAGTAGGTGTACCTTTATAAACTGCTATTTTAATCACCTTCTTTCTTTACAATTATAATGATTTATATTAAAATTAGAGTATAGAAAAACAAGTAAACTTACCGAGTTTATATTTTCTATAATTCTTGATCTCGTGGACCAGACGAGGTCTTTTTTTATGTAAAACATATAATATCAACTATATATATTAATAATCCTACTATTATATACAATATATTAAAGTTATAATATCCAATAAATAATATAGTCATAGATAATATCGTTAAAAACCAAAATATAATTAATATTATTATTTTTGGTATTTTAATATTTATTTTTTTGTTTTCTAATAAGTTTGGAATTAATGACATTGTAATACCTAAAGCTATCACTGAAAAAGTTTCTTTCATTCAATTTTCGTCCTTTTCTCTCTAGCAATACCTACAACTTTGATAGGTAATTGTTCTACTTGTTCTTTTGAAAACATCATCATATCATAATTATTATTATATGGAACTAAAACAATTCCTTGTTCATTTATTAATATTTTTTTAAAAGTAGATTCTGTACCATTAATCATAACAGCAACATCTTTGTTTTTATATTGTTCTACATCTTCATTAAATTCAAATACCACTATATCATTTTCTTGATATTTAGGAGACATTGAATCACCACTTATTTTTAATCCATAGTATTTTTTTCCATTCTTAGCCCATGATTTTGGTATGTCAATATAATCAATAATATCCGTTTGACTTTCAATTGGAATTCCAGCTTTAATTGTTCCATATACTGGAATCATTTCAACATTTTGTTCTATTTCTATAATATCTGCATTATCAAATCTTAAATCTTTATTAATTAAATCTACAAGAGATATTTCAAATACTTTTGCTATTTTTATTGCATTGTCTATCGTGGTTTCAATTTCATCATTTTCTATTCTTGATATTGTAGATCTATCTACACCAATTTCATCTGCTAAGTTTTGCTGTGATATATTTTTTTGTGTCCTTAAATGTTTTACATTACTATTTAAGTATTCAGCCACTATTTTTCCTCCCTTCTTATTTTCAATTATACCATATTAAATGTAAAAAACAACAAAAAATGTGAAAAAATGCACATTTTATATTGACAAGTGCATATATGCACGATATAATCGTATCATAAAGGAGGTAGTATAAATGCTAGAAGCAATCGGAAAAGAATTAAAAATAACTAGACTAAGATTAAATTTATCTTTGGAAGATGTTGCTAATAAGATTGATGTTAATAGAGAAACAATAAGAAGATATGAAACTAATTCTAATGGTTTATCAGTCGAAAGATTAGAAGAATTGCTAAATTTATATAATATTGATAAAAATATTTTTTTTGATAATGTATGTGAATATATGCACAAAACAAAAAAAGAAGAAGTATAGGAGGATTTATGGCTGCTAGAGAAAATTTAGATCATAGAGAGCCAAAAGAAATTCTTAAAACAGAATTATATTTAAATGCCTCTATGATAAAAAGAATTTTGAATTGTTCTTATGAAAAAGCTTTGGGAGTTATTGATAAAGGATTACAAATAGAAAAAGATAAGAATTTATTTATTATTGAAAATCAAAGGCCAAGAAAAATAAGAACAGAAACTTTTAAAGAAATATTTAATATGTGAAAGGTGGTGATGAAAAATGAATAAAAAAGTAAAGAAAAAAATAAAGATTAATTTTTTTAATATATTTGTTTTAGCTAGTGTGATTCTTGCAGGATTTACTTTGTTACATGATTTACTTGTTTGGGGAATTATTCCTTTATTTACAGGTCAATTTTATTGTTTAACATATTTTGGATTGTTTGTAGATTTTGCAGCAATATTCATATTAGAAGCTGGATATCAATTAATGGAGGAGTGGTTTAATGAAAAAGAATAAAAAGAAAAGAGAACTCAACGACCAAGTAAAAGCTCTCTTTGTCAAAACTGACAACCATAATATATCACAAAACCTTTATTTTTTCAAGTATGAGGTGGATTATGGCTGTTAAAAGAATGATGAATACTAATATTATTAACACAGACGAGTTCTTGAGTATGCCTATGTCAGCACGACTCTTATACTACGACTTTTGTATGAGAGGTGATGATGATGGATTTATTGATTCACCTATGAAAATAATGAAGTTAAATGGCTGCTCAAATGATGATCTAAAAGTATTAGTAGCAAAAAACTATGTAATTCCATGTGATAAAGGTATTTTTGTTATCACTCATTGGTTTATACATAACACTATACGAAGAGATAGGTACAATCCAACAATGTATGTTGAAGAAAGAAATAAGCTAAAAATAGTTGATAAAGTATATCAAAAAAATGATGATGAAGTAATTGGCAACCAATTGGCAACCAATTGGCAACCCAGTATAGAAAAGAATAGTAGTAATAATAGTAATAATATAGAGACTATAGATGGTAAAACTGTTTTCGATTATTTACAAGAAGAATTCGGAAAGCTTTTAAGTCCTATGGAGATTGAAGTTGTTAGAACATGGGATTATGATGTAGAAATTATTAAACTTGCAATAAAAGAAGCAAGCACTAGTAATCAACGTTCAATAAAGTACATTGACAAAATTCTATACAACTGGAAACAGGCTAACTTAAAAAATACAAAAGAAATAATAGACTATTGTGAAAGATTTAAAAACAAAAGAAAGAAAAGTCAGCTACATAAAAAAAGTAGTACAGACTTATATCCTGAATTATGAATTTAGAACTTGAAGAAAATGTTATTGGTTCATTGTTGTTCAAACCAGATTTAATGAAAAGTATAGTTATTCCTGATGACTGTTTTCTTGATGATTTAAATAGATTTATATTTCGTTTATTAAAAAAACAATATGAAGACTATGGAACAATTAACTCCGTCGGTTTATTAGAAAATTACAAGAAATACTTTAACGAAAAATTTAATGCAAATATTGTTATTTCAAAAATAACATCAATTATGGCAGATGTTCCAATAACAACAAATTTTGATTATTATCAAAAATCATTATTTTCACAATATGTAGAACATAAAATCTTAAATGCTATCAGAGAATTTAATGAAGCAAAAATAACAAAAGAAGAATTGTTTGATCTAATACATAAATATGAGTCAATGGGAATTGATACTCAAGATCATCATTATTCTTCAAAAGAAATCTTTTCCCTTATTAATTCGCAAAACAAAGGAATTAAGTTTAGATTTAACAAATTATCAGATGTCGCAAATATCCAGGAACATGATCTAGTAATTATTGCAGCAAGAACTGGAATAGGTAAATCAGGTTTTTGTCTGAATCTTTTAGAAGATATTTCTGATAGATATAACTGTATTTATTTCAATATGGAAATTGCAGAAAAACAATTATATCAAAGATTAGTTTCTATTAATTCTAAAATTCCTATGTCTCAACTTGACAATATACAAACCAAACACCAAGAGAATTTTATTTATGAAAGTTGTAAAAAAATCGAAAACAAGAAAATAAAAGTTTTTAATCAAGCACAAACAGTTTCAAATATTAGAAGAATAATAATCAATGAATCTAAATTAGAACACACAGTTGTATTTATAGATCATGTAGGTTTAATTATTCCTCAAAAAAACACTTCTATTTATGAAAATATTACAGCTATTACTAAAGAACTTAGACAAATAAGTTTGAATTATAATTGCACAATTATTTTAGTTAGTCAGTTAAATAGAAGTGCTGATGATGATTCAGTTCCAAAACTAAGTGAATTAAAGGATTCAGGGGAACTTGAACAATCAGCTACTACAGTTATTATGTTACATGATGAAAATTATGGTAATAACATTTCTAAAAGCAAAATTGAACTATCATTCTTTGTTGCAAAAAATAGAAATGGTTCATTAGGTAAAACAAAATATCTATATAACAAAGAAAATCAAAGATTTGATGAGATTGAAAAGAGGTAAAAAATGATAAAAATTGATGAAGAAAAAATAAATAAATTATTAGAAAATATTGAAAAATATAATATTCCAAGTAAATGGATATCACAAATTTGTAATGTTAAATGTATTACAGATATAACAGTTGTTCAATATAACATTTTATTAATGTTAATTCAACATTTACAAGAAAATTTAGAAGAAAGGATAAAAGTAGAAATACTTTAGGATAATTTATGAGAAAAGGATTATTTGGTAATTATGTAATTACAGAAGAAGAAAAAACAACATATGAGTCTTATGAAAAGTTAATAAGAGATAAAGACAAAACTATAAAAGATAGAGAAAACGTTATTAAAAAACAAAATACTGAAATTAATAATTTAGAGTCTTTAAAGGAAGGATTAGAAACTAAAATAACTAGTCTTACAAATGATATCAAAGCAGAATATGATATGAAACTTAAAGATAGAGACGCACAAATAGAAAAACTTACTAAAGAAAAAGTTTCATTTGCTGCAAGATGTGGTGGTTATCAAAAAGAGCAAAATAAAAATCATCAACAAATAGATTCTTTAAAAGCTGAATTAGATAAAGCATATGAAAGAATAGACAATTTTTCAAAACAATTTAAAACTGATCATGTTCAAATATCTCCAAGACAATATGATAAAAAGATTACCACAGTTGCACAACATAAAAAGAGATTGAAGAGAGGAAAGTAATATAAATAGAAAATATACCTTGTGCTGTTTATTTATTGGTAAAACCACTAAATCATCTCCTTTCTAAAATATCTTATATATAAAAACGTATCGAGTTTGGTGGTATATGAGTTAGGGTACGTTTTTTCTTTATAAAGAAGGAGGTTATATGGAAAGTAAAGAATTATTAATTGATAATTTAGATAATTGGCTTGAATGCCAAAGACTTGATTCAGAACTTTCAGATCATACATTAAATACATATAGAAATTCAATTAATAAATTTATAAATTATTTATCCACAAACAACTTAGATACATTTGATAAAGATATTCTTATTGGCTATAAAAAACATTTAGATTTAATTAGTAATTCAGTAAAGTCTAAAAATTTATGGATAATTTCATTAAATAAATATTTAAAGTCTTTAGGATTAAACAACCTATGTTTAAAACAAATAAAAGTACAATCAGAATTTATTGTCCAAAGCAATCTATCTGTTTCAGATTATAATCGTTTGCTTAGATTCGCTCTTAAAGAAAATTTATTAACAGATTATCTAATTATTAAGACTTTAACTATGACTGGAGTTCGCTTTTCTGAATTAAGATACTTTACTATTGATAATTTAAAACTAAAAAACAAAGGTGTAATTATCATTAAATCAAAGGGTAAAGTAAGAGATATAGAAGTTCCTACTTTGTTAGCGAGAGAATTAAGACAATTTGCTAGAGAAAACAAAATTAAAGAAGGATATATCTTTACTCAGATAAAAGATCCTACTAAATTGTATTCAGCAAATACATTTTGGAAACATTTAAAGAAGTTAGCTGGTCTATCGAAAGTTGGAAAAGATAAATGCCATGCTCATAGTTTTAGACATCTGTTTGCAGTTGAGTTTTTAAAGACTCATAACAATGCACTTGCATTAGCTGCAATATTAGGCCATTCATCATTAAATACTACAAGAATATATACAACATTAACTACAGATGAAAAAAGGTCGTTATTGGACGCAATGACCTTTTAAAATGTCCCGTTTTTTTGAAAAAAAACATTAATAAAAAAAACAAAACTATTTTAATAAAAAAATATTCATTTTAATTAGTAAAATCAATACGAAAAAAGTTTTTTCCACAGGAAATATAATTATTAGGTTATCTTTCCACACTTATTACACTGGGAGTGTAAAAATAGAAGGAGGTATAAATTATGAAGAAATTTGCTTTAGTTTTAGCAATAGTTGGTGTGATTTTAATAATATTTGGTTTATTAATCCAAATACATGATCTTAACAAAGATTACATGATTCTTCAAAATGAAAATGATTCTTTAAAGATTACAATTCTACATCAAGGTGATGAAATAAACAGAATAAATGAAGAAAACATTTATCTTTGGGAACATAATTATTGCAATGGCAAAAATTGATGTTATTTATGAAAAGGAAATATATTTAGGTTCTTTATTATTAAATAGAAAAGCAATACATTATTCATTTAAAAGATTTGGAATATATTTCCTTATTACAACTATTAAATATATTTGGAAAGGTTATAAGGTGATTGTTATATATGAAAAGAGATATTAAATTTAAAATTTTTGATAAAGAGACTAAGAAATGTACTTATGCTGATTTACTAGATATTTCTAATTTAGAAGATAATGAAGAAGATATTTCTATATATGAAGCTTTGATAGACGCAACAAGCGAACATGAAAGATATGAAGTATTAGAATATACAGGTTTTAAAGCTAAGGGAGGACTAGAAATTTATGAAGGAGACATTTTAAGGAGAGAGAATAATTTCTTTGATGATGAAGTAGGAATAGTGGTTTATGTTTCTGGAATACCTTGTTTACATACTAAAACTAATGTATTTCCATTTAATTGTTTATACTTATCTGATTGGTCTATCACAGGTTGTATTTATGCAGAAAAGTAAATATAGAATCAAGAAGAATATAGATCTAAATATTCTTCTTGAAAAATATGGATTTGAGTGGGGTGAAGATTATGAATATGAACTTTACCACATCAGAGATTTAAATGATGGTTCCTGGAGTTTATGTGTAGATAAAGATACGAGAGAATTGTTTATTTATGCTTATCATTTCTTTAATGAAGAAACTAGTCTTGAAAATAAGATAATTAACTCTTATAAACTTATAAGGCATTATGCTGCAGAACTATTTGAAGATAATCTAATTGAAGGTTATTTTGTTCCACCAAAAGGGCAATTATATTTTGATAATAAATTAAGAATTAGAAAGAGGTGATTTAATGTTAAATAAATATCGAATTAAATTTATATATTCGATTGATGGAAGAAAAGCTCATAAACTTATTAGAGCTAAATCTGAACAAGAAGCATTGAAAGAATTTGAAAAAGCATATGAAGGTTGGGTGGTTGAAGTTTATTCAATCGAGCTTATTGAAAAAAATGTAAAACCAACTAAGTATAAACATAGTGAGGTGAAATAATTATGTTTGATAAAGACAAAGATAAAAAGGAAAAACTAGAAGAATTAATCAATCTTGCAAATACACCTGATGAAGAACTTGAAATGATGAATTTTAGAGATAAACAAAAAGTATATAAAGCAAAGAATAAATTATGCAGAAAGTCTTGGGATTCATCAAAAGGAACATATAGGAGGAATAATCAATGGAAGACAATGAAACCTATGAAGATAAAGTAGTAAAAGCAGAATATACATATGAGTCTTTAAAAGATAAAGTACATGATCAAGATGAAAGAATTAAACTTCTAGAATCTTGTATAAAAGAAGCAAGAGAATATATGAGTGGGACAATGTTTCATACTGAAGGATATACTATTAGAGTTTATGATATGAGATTTGTTTCCAATATGGAAAGAATACTTTTGAAGGTAGATATAAATGAAAACTGAAAAAATATTTGAAATATATAATTATAAAATATCATTAATTGATAGATTATACTTATTCTTTCATAAAGATTATTATGATAGATATTTTTATTTATATAGTCGAATTAAAACATATTATGATAAATTGTATTACAAATATCATTTCATAAAGCCTTCAGGTTTTTCTTCTTATGTTATATCAAAAGTTAAAAATATATTAAGTTTCTATGAATATCAAGGAGGTAGATATTAATGAGTTATAGCATAGAAAAGATAATAAACGACGTAGAAAAGGATTATCCAGGAGATAGCAGAATAGTTTTAATAAAGAGTCATGTAAATAAACAAACAGAAGAAATTACTAGATTAAGAGATATGATTGAAGAAATTAATAAAGTAATTGATCTAAATCCATCATTAGAAAATAATCCTATAGTTAAGGATTTTATAGAAAAACAAAAAGAGGAAGGTGATACAGATGGCGAAGAAGAAGTCAATCAAGACGTTTGATGAAATAATCAAACAATTAAAGAAAAGTAATACTTGTATAATTGTTACTGATAAGAATATAGATTATGTAGGTGATTTTAGTGAGATTGTTATGTTATATGACAAACTTACATTAGGATTAGTTAATATTAATCCTTCAGTTGAAACATATTCTAGTTGGAGAGATTATTTCAAACAATTATCTGATTTATTTGAAGATCATATAGAAAAATTAAATAAAAAGAATGAAGAAGGTGTTAAAGATGAATTATAAACAAAGACTATTACAAGAGTTTGCTGAGTTAGTAGAGAAAATAACAAGACTAAGAGTATTTATAGAACATCAAGAAGAAACTGAAGAAAATGATTTATATCATTCTAATGAGTCATTATTGCATAGACAATTAGATTCAATGCTTACATACCAAACAGTATTGCAAGAAAGACTTGAAAAAGAATTAGGATAGTTAATGAATAATAGATTAAAAGCATTATTAAATGATTATTCTTTAATAACTCAATTCAAATGTTTAACAACTGATTCAATGTATTGCGATTTATTATTTATGAATGTGAAGATTGGAACAATAACATTTGAAAATCATATGTATTGTTATTATCCATGCAATTCAATCTTTAAAACATCAGGTTTATTAGATGATTTCTTAGTTAAATTAAAATTTGAATTAGATGTATTATTTAGGAGGTGTAATTGATGAGTATTGGAGATAAAGATATGAAGTTAATTGTAAATAAAGTATTAAATGAATTAAAAACAAAGAATCTTATTAGTACTGGTAAAAATTCATTTAAATCAACAGAAAAGATATTATATAGCTTTAAAGCTTTACCTGAAGCACTTAAATTGATTAATGAAGAAATATCTAAATTAGAATTTGATTATAAGAATTTAAAACCTACTAATATGAAAACCAATACTATTATTCTTAATGAAGAATATCAAACCTATGTATATGGAAATGAATCTTTAGAAACAAGAATATCAGAATTAAAACAAATAGCTATAAAGACAAAATCTCAAATTAGAATTGTAAAACAAGCTCTGAAGAAAATAGAAGATGATAAATACTATCAAATTATACCTTTATATTATTTTGATGGATTGACGCAAGAAATGGTTGCTGAAAAACTTGATGTTGCAACTGGAACAATATCATCTAATAGATCTAGATTGGTCAATATGTTAAAGGTTTATATATTTCCTGATACATTTATGAATGAATTATAAAAACTGAAATATCGCTGAAATATTGCTGTGTTTACAAATGAAATATAAATGATATAATGTAGTAAAATGATATAATTATGATTAGAAAAGAGTTCTTTAAAAAGGACTCTTTTTATTGTGAAAGGAGGAAACATGACTAAGAAACGTGACAAGTATAAACTTGGTAGAAGAATGTCTTATAAAAATTCTACTGAATTAGAAGATATGATTAGAAAATATTTTGCAGCTTGTCAACATGATAGAGTTGTTCCGAATGTTGCAGGCTTATGCAATTATCTTGGTATATGTAAAAAAACCTTTTACAATTATTTAAATAATGAAGAATTACCAGATTATAATGATGTAATTGATAGAACAAAATTAGCAATGGAAGATATTTATGTTCAAGCACTGTTTTCTAAATATTCAAGTGGAGCTCAATTTGTTTTAAAAAATCAATGTAATTGGGACGCAGAAGAAAATATTAAAAATACTAATATTGAGATGTCTTATGAAGATTATTTAAAGGATTTGAAGAAAGATGAATATTAATAGAAAAGACTATATTGAAAGATATATTAAGATCGTTGATAAGAATAATAATTTAGTTGATTTAAAATTTAACTTTGCTCAACAAAAATTATATGATACTATCAAAGAATTAAGAGAAAATAATAAACCAGTAAGAATAATAATACTTAAAGCTAGACAGTTAGGAATATCAACTGCAACAGAAAGTATATTCTTTACCAACTCTGTTTTAGGTTTTAATATAAAGACTGGTATTATTACTCATAAATCAGACGCAACAAGCAACTTGTTTAATATGAGTAAATTAATGTATCAAAATTTACCTGATAAACTAAAACCTAGTTTAATTAAAGATAATCAAAATTGTTTAACATTTAATAATCAAGATGGTACTGGTTTAAATAGTGAAATAAAATGTATGACTGCTGGTGCAAAAGGTGTAGGTAGATCTACAACATATACTCAGTTACATATGTCAGAATATGCCTTTTGGCCTGGAGATAAAAAAGATACTTATTTAGGACTTATTCAAACTGTTCCTAATACTCCTGATTCAATAGTTATTATTGAATCAACTCCTAATGGATTTGAAGATTTTAAAGATAAATGGGATAGTGCTGTTGCTGGTAATAGTGATTTTGTTCCTTTATTCTTCCCCTGGTTTGACAATCCTGAATATAGAATAAATTATGATGGATTTGATTTAACCCCAGAAGAAATTGAATTAAAAAAACTATATAATCTTGATAACGAACAAATTGCATGGAGAAGATGGTGTATTAAAAATAACTGTTCTGAAGATGTTGATCAATTTAAACAAGAATATCCATCTAATCCTGATGAAGCTTTCTTATCAACTGGTAAATGTGTATTCGATAAGAATAAAATAATAAATAGATTACAAGAAGTTAGAGAACCTATTAAGCAAGGATATTTTGATTATAAATATGATGGAAAAACAATTACTAACTATTCTTTTATTGAATCTAAATCAAAAAATTATATAAAAATTTATGAAGATGTAAAAGATGGATATCCTTATGTTCTTGGAGGAGATACTGCAGGAATTGGAAAAGATAGTTTTGCTGGAGATATTATAAATAATAATTCAGGTAATCAATGTGCTACATTGGAACTTGAGTTAGATGAAACCGAATATACAATGCAAATGTATTGTTTAGGTATGTATTACAATGAAGCATTAATGTGTATTGAAACAAATTATTCAACATATCCTGTAAAGAAATTATGGGAGATGGATTACACTAATCAATATATTAGAGAAGTTGATGAGGGAATCAACGTTAAACAACAAGATAAATTAGGATTCAATACTAATAGAGCTACTAGACCAGTTATTATAGCTGAATTAGTGGAATTTGTTAAAGATTGCACACATTTAATTAATGATAAAGATTTATTAAAACAAATGCTTTATTTTATTAAAAGAGATGATGGAAAACAAGCAGCAGAAGATGGATATCACGACGATAGAGTTATGTCTTTTGCTATTGCTCATAAAGCAAGAGGACAACAAACTTATACAATCGAAAAAGTAGAAAAGAAGGAAGAAGTTAATCTTCCTTTCGCTTTACAAGATGATAGAGATGATAATAATTATTATGATGATACAAATGATTTAAGATTGGAGTGGTAATATGAGTTATTTAACATGTATTTTAATTGTTGGATTAATAATAATAGTATTTTTTGTAGGATATGGAGTTGGAATTATGACTCCTTTTTTACTGAAAAAATATTTTAATATTAGTGAGTCCAACTTAAATCAATTAAATAATTTTAAAGAAGATTTTTCAAAAGAAATAAATTCTTTACAAGAAGAAATAAAAAACTTAGATGTTATTAATGAAGTAAATCAATTAAAAGCACAAATGGAGTCTATACTTAAAGCTAGAGACGATAATAAAGAAATAATTAATGAATGGTTTTATGGTGATAAGAATGGTGGTGGGGTAAATGGAACAAGCTGATTTAATATGGAGTCAATACCAAAAAGGACTTAGTTATATAAGATCCACTGGATTAGATGATGAATGGATTGAATGTGAAAAATTTTGGGAAGGTGAACAATGGCCCAAAGCAACAGATAGAACTAGAAGTTTTCCACGACCTGTAGTTAACGTTTGTAGTATGATTGCTGATAATAAAAAGTCAGGTATTTTAAGTGAAAAAATTAAAATCATATATAGACCTGATGAAATGTTTGGAGATATGCTAGAACGTGCTAATCATGGAGCTAATATATTTACTAAATTTTGTGAAAATGTACAGCAAGAATTAGAACAAGAAAATTTAGATGATGAAGCAGTTGAGAACTTAGTTAAGCTAGGAACAGCAATATATCATTATTATTGGGATAATGATGTTAGTGGTGGAATGACTACTCCTTATTTAGGTGGTATGAGAGGAGAAATACTTCACCCAAAAAACGTTATTGTTTCTAACTTCAGAGAAAAAGATATTCAAAAGCAAAAATACATTATTATTGCTTCAGTTGAATCTTTATCTAGTGTTAAAGAATTAGCTAAAAAGAATGGTGTTAAAAACTATGATCAAATTAAAGCTGATAATGAGATTGATGATGAAGCAACTAAAGTATTAGAAACATGTACTGTCTTAACAAGATATACTAGAAAAAATAATAAAGTTGTTTGGTCTAAATCAACTCAAAATGTTATGATTCAAGAACCAACATATTGGGAACCTGGATTGAATGAAGTTAAATTAGATGAAGAAGATTATAAAAATGATGGAAGTGAGATTAAAGAACCTGATAAGGCAGAACAAAAAGAAATATTTAACAGAAAACAATTATATCCAATTGAATTACAATCTTATAAAAATAGAAAAGACTGTATTTATGGAATAGGAGAAGTTAAACAATGTATTGCTAATAATAAAGCTATTAATTTCAATTTAGCTATGATGTTATTATCAGTTCAACAAACTGCATGGCCAAAAATAATTCAAAAGGCTGGTGCATTAGCTAGACAAGTTATAACAAATGCTCCAGGCGAAATAATCACTGATAATAGTAAAACTCAAGGTTGGGGTATTCAATATCTTAATACTCCTGGTTTTAATGCTCAAGCATTAACTTTGACAGATAATATTTTAAATCTAACTCGTAGTACAACTGGTGCAACAGAAGTTGTAACAGGAGAGGTTTTAGGGGCTAATATGGCAGCTTCTGCTATTATTGCTCTACAAAACCAAGCTAAAAAACCAATTGAAACTGCTCAAAAGAAATTTTTTAGATCTCATATTCGAATCGGAAGAATTATTGAACAGTTTTTTAAATGCTATTATACAGATGATAGATTATTTTCTTATGAAGAAGATCAACAAACATACACTAGTCAGATGAATGGTTCTAATTATAGCGATATAGATTTTTCAACTAATATAGAAGTTGGTGCTAGAGGTGTATTTAGTGAATCTTTAATTATTAGTTTATTAGATCAATTATTACAACAACAAGCTATTGATGTTGATGATTATATAGAATTATATCCTGATTCAATTATGACATTTAAAGAAACTCTGAAGAAAATGAGAGCTAAGAAGTTAGAAGAACAACAAATGCAAGAATTTCTGATGAATCAGCAAATGTTGAATCAACCACAAATGCAACAACCTATTGAGAATGTTGCACAACCTGTTTAAGAGTAAAAAAACTCTTTTTATTTTGGTATAAACTTTTTGTTTATATATAAATTTAGCATGGAAGAGCTTAAAAATCCAAGGAGGAATATATGGAAAATGAAAGCGAAAAAGAATTGGTTGTCGCTGAACCAATCGATACAGAGGAAGAGACTGTAGAAGAATCTGAAGAAATGGAGTTTTCTGATACTGAAGAAACTGAAGAAGATAATAATCAGGCCGAAGATGAATCTGATAATAATTTAGATGAAGAAAACGAAGATGAAGAATCAGACGAAGAAGAAGCTCAAAAAGATGAAACGAATAATGGAAAAAACAAAGTTTTATCTAAAGAAGAAAGAGCTATGTTTGCTAAGGCAAGAAGAACTGTAGAAAAGAGTGTTGAAGAAAAACATAAAAAGGCACTTGATAAAGCATATGAAAGAGGAAGGCTAGAAGCCTATAAAGGTAAAATGAATCCTTATACTAATACTGAAATTAAAGATTTAACTGATGTAGAAGTATATGAAGATATGTTTAAAATTGCTGAAGAAGGTGGAGATCCTCTAAAAGATTATGCTTCATATTCTGCAGATAAGAAAAGAGAAGAGGCTCGAATAAAACAAGAAGAGTCAGAAAGACAAGCCAAAGCAGAAAAGGATATTGATGATTTTCAAAAAAAATATCCTGATGTAAATCTTAGTGATTTATTTAAAGATGAGAATTTCTTAGACTATGCTGAAGGTAAAGATAAAAGCCTTGTAGATGTCTATGATTCATATAACAAATTTGTAACAAGTTTTAGAAACAGAGGAATAGAAACTGCAAAGAAAACGATTGCTAATAGCATAAGTTCTCCTGGTAGTTTATCTAATGGTTCAGAAACTGTTATTGATTATGCAACTATGCCTAAAGAAGAATTTGAAAAGGTTGTTGCAAGAGTTAAAGATGGCAGTTAATCAAAAGAAGGAGGGATAATTAATGGCCACTCAAAAAATATCTACATTAACAGTAGAAAATCAAACTTTCTACGATAGAACATTGTTAGAAAGATTATTACCAGAATTACATTTTTATAGAGACGCAGATAAAAAAGTAATTCCAAAAGGAAAAGGTACAAGTATTGAATTTAGAAAATTTAATAGTTTATCTATTCCACAAAACTCTTTATCTGAAGGTGTAACACCATCAGGAAGTAGTTTAAGTATTACAAATATTACTGCAACAGCAGTACAAGAAGGAGACTTTGTAGAAGTATCTGATGTTTTAGATTTAGTTTCTAAGGATCCAGTTATTACTGAAACTTCTGAATTATTAGGAGAACAATCAGGACAAACTGTTGATATTAGAATACGTGATGTAGTAACTGCAGGTACTACTGTTCAATATGCAAATGGACGTGCAGCACAAGCAAGCATTGTTGCTACAGACGTTTTAACTGGTCGTGAAGTTAGATTAGCTAAAGCTCGTTTAAAGAAAAACAATGTTAAACCATTTGAAGATGGTTGCTACCATTTAATCATTGACGCTGAACAAGAATTTGATTTCAAATCTGATACTGCTTCAACAGGTTTTGTAGAAGTATCTAAATATGCTCAAGCTGAGAAATTATTAGACGGTGAAATTGGAAGATATGATGGTGTTAGAATTATGGTATCTTCAAACATTGAAGCTGTAACAGTTGGTTCAGGAAGTTCTGCTGTTAAAGTACATAAGGCTGTTATGTATGGAAAACATGCTTATGCAGTTACAAGTGTTGAAAAAGGTGAAGGAAAAGCTTCTATTATTGTTAAAGCTTTAGGTTCATCAGGAACTGCTGATCCATTAAATCAAAGAGCTACAATTGGTTGGAAAATGTTCTTTGTTGCTAAAAGATTAAATGAATTAGCAATTGTAAGAATTGAAACAGGAGCAACAGAACTTTAATTCTGTTGCTTCTTTAATTTTATAGAAAGAAGGTAAATTATGGCTAAAGAAATAGATGAAAAATCTAAAGAATTAGACGAAAAAACTACAGTAGAAACAGATGGCTCTGTTGCTAACGAAGTTGATGAAAAATTAAAATTATTAGATGAAAAATTAAAAATGTTAGATGAAAAATCTAAAGAATTAGACGAAAAAACTGCTGCTTATGATAAGAAAGTTGCAGAAGTTGAATCTAAACTTCCTGCCTTAACTGACAAAGAATTAATTGAAAGTGCTAAAAAGGTTGGAGAAGAATTATCAAAAATGGAAAAAGTACATGTTCGTATTCCAAAAGATGAAAAGAATCCTAAAGATAAATTTGTACCTGTTACAATTTCAGGATATACTTTCCAAATTGAAAGAGGAGAATCTGTAGAAGTTCCAGTAGAAGTAGAAAGAATATTAATAGAAGCAAAATATATTTAATTTTGCTTTTTCTTCATGTTAGGAGATTATGTTAGTGCAACTCTAACAAACATGGCCGAAGGAGGATTATTATGAATTGGGGAGAAATACAAATTGAATCATTAAAAAAAATGTACTTAAATAACGATAATATAACCGTTTCTCAGCTTGAAAACTTAAAAGCTGATAAAAGATATAAAACATATCTTTTTGCTATGCCACAGGCTTGTAATGAAGGTATTAGAAAGATTTTGAGTGTAAAACCAAATGTTAAAAGCTATTCATTAAAATATAAAGAAGATATTAATAAATATGATTTAAAAAAAGTCATTCCTAAATTTAAACAATTATATGACATTGTTTATAATGGTAACGTTGTTCCTTCTTATCATATTGAGGGAGATAATATTCTTGTTATAGATAATTGGAAAAACATTGATGAAAATTTTACTATTTATTATGAATCATTCCACGATTTAATTAAGACTGATACAAATGCTAATACTGCTATTGATTTAGATCGTGAACTTGTTACTTTACTTCCATTATATATTGCTGGTGAACTTTATAAAGATGATGACATTCAACAATCAACTATTTGGATTAATGAGTTTGAAAATGCTTTAACTGAAGTTAAACAAAGTATGAATACTATTATTTCTAATCCTAATATGATAACAACTGTATATGGAGTTGATTGGTAATGTATAATATCCCAGCTGCACAAAATAAGAATTATTATAGTATTGATAATTTTTTAGGAGTTGATTTTACTTCAAGCCCTATTGAAGTAGATAAGAGAAGAAGCCCAAATGCAATTAATATGATTAATAATGATGGCTTTAATGAAACAAGAAATGGATATGAAATAGTTGAAACTTTTTCAAGTAAAATAAATGGTATTTGGAATATTGATTTAAATAATGAAGAAATAGTTCTAGTCCATGCTGGAACAGAACTATATAAATGTAGCAGTGATTTTTCCACAAAAACATTAGTAAAAGAGAATTTAAATAATGATAGATCTGTTGGTCTTTATTTTAATGGTTATTTAGTTATTTTTGATGGTTTAAGAGCTTTGTTGTGTTCTGTACAATCAAACAGTCTAGTTGTTAATTATATTGATGAATCAGGATATATTCCGACAACATCAATTGCTCGTGATTCATCAGGTGGTGGTACGGATTATGAAAAAGTTAATTTGATGTCTCCATATAGAATAAATACGTTTTTAACTGAAATGGTGGAAACAAGTTTAAATGGAGAAATACAAAATAATCCTCAAACTGTTTTTAAATTAGATGATTCTAATATTACTTCAGTTGAACTCGTAGAAGTCCTACAGGATAACGGAACTTGGCAAGTTGTTAGTTCTAGTAATTATACTGTTGATTTAGTTACAGGTAGTGTAACATTTGCTTCAGCTCCTGGAGATAGTCCAGTTTTAGGAAGAGATAATGTTTCAATAAGATATCGAAAAGATTCAACTGATAACAAAAATAGAATTAATAAGTGTAATATAGCTACTTTATTTGGTTATGATGGAAATAATAATAGAATTTTCATAACAGGTAATCCTGATTTTCCTAACTGGGATTTTCATTGTGAACAAGATGATCCTACATATTGGCCTGATGAGAATTTTACTAGAATAGGAACAGAACCTATTATAAGTTACTCAAGATTAAGTAATGGTAGTTTATCTATACATAAAAAGCAGTCTGATACAGATTGTACAGTTTATTATAGAACTTCTAATATGTTAGATAATCAAGAAGTATTTCCTTTAAAAGATGGTGTTAAAAATGTTGGCTGTATTTCTAAATATTGCAATTGTAATTTAGAAAATGATCCTTTATTTTTATCTAATCAAGGAGTGTATGCTTGTATCGGTGATAATGAAGAAAAATATGCACAACAGAGAAGCTTTTATGTTAATGGAAAATTAATTAAAGAAAATAATCTAGAAAATGCTGTTGCAATTAGTTTTTTAGGAAAATACTATTTAGCAGTTAACAATCATGTTTATATTGCTGATAGTAGATATAAATCATATCCTAAAAATGCAGATACAGAACAATATCAATATGAATGGTGGTATTGGGAAAACTTACCTATTAGAGTTTTCTTCTCATGGAATAGTAAGTTATATTTTGGTACTGCAGATGGTAAATTATGTAAATTTAATAATAAATATTTAGATAATGATAAAGAAGTGTTTTCTTATTGGGAAACTCCTTTTTTAGAGTTAAATAATCCTTATTTATCTAAAACGATTAAAAATGTAACTTTGATTTTGAATCCTGAGACATCATCAGATATTACACTTGGATATAAGTTAGATGATGAAACTACTGAAATAATAACAAAAAATTATCATTTTTTAGATGATGATTTTCCTAAAACCATTCAGGAAAAAGAAAAAATTAAAAAATTTATGTTTATAAAATTCTTTATGAAAAACAAGTCAACTTCAAAAATGACTTTTGAGAGATTAATACTTGAATACATTGTTTCAGGTAAATATAGAGGGGAGTGATAACATGGCTTCAATTAATGATTGGATTAATGCTGCAAATGGTTTAAAACAACAAACAATAAATGATTATGTAAACAGGAATCAAGGAATATTAAGTTCAATAAATCAACAAAGAGACGCAGAATTAGCAGGATTAGCTAATTCTAATCAGCAAGCTTTAAATAAGTTAAATCAAGACAAAACTACAGTAAATGAGACAGCTTTAAATAACGCAAAGGCTGCTAACATTAATAGATTACTTGCTCTAAGAGATAATAAAAATGCTCTAAGTCGAGCTGGTCTTTCATCTCAAGGACTTGTAGGTTCTCAAGTAAATTCAATTAATAATAATTATGGTACAAATTTAAATACAATTTTAAAAGATAAAGCAACAGGTTTAAGAGACATTGAGAATCAAATAAATAATACAAATTTAACATATGATACAAATAAAGCTAATTTAGCTGCTCAATATGCTTCTACTTATGCTAAACAACAAGCTGATATTAATAATGCAGCTCAACAATTAGGATTACAAGCATATAACGATTATATTTCTCAACAACAAGCTTATGCTAATTATTTAGCAGAAAAAGAAGCTCAAGATAGACAATATCAGCTTCAATTACAACAAATGAGAAATAGTGCAAGTGGATCTAATTGGAGTGATGGTGGTGGAGGATATGCAGTTAATACACCATATTATCAAGGTGATTTAAATCCTGACGCAAGAAATGGAACTTTCAGTAATGGATATCAACCTAATAATGTAAATGGTGTTAAATTGTCAAAGACAAATAATACTATTACATTTAATACTTCCACACTAAGTGGTCAAAAACAAACAGTTACTCAAAATATATGGAAAGCAGGTAATAAATACTATTATTGGGACGGAAGATATAATAGATATATTCAATGTACAAAAACAGGTAAGAAGGTGTAATTTATGGCTAATTATTTTTTAAATGATGATGGTTCTACATCTTTAAAAAGAAAAAATAAGAAAAATGGTAAAAACTTTATTCAACAAGAAGATGGATCTACAATTGAAGAAGTATATGAAGAACCAAAAAAAGCACAATTGCCTAAAGCAAAGCAAAAGGAGCCTAAACAAGACTCCTTTTCTGTTGCTAAAAATAAACTAAGTGATACTTTAAATAATAGTTTTACCAAAAGTAATGGTTTAAGTTTTTCAAATGTTGTTACCGATTTAGCTAATACATATGACGCAACAAAAAACTTATTATTTTCTGTACCTGTTGCAGGTAATTATTTTAAAGCTAATGAAGTTGCTAAAGATACAGCTATTAATGCTATGACTAATTTAGGAACTGGAGCTATGAAAAGTGTTGAAGGTACAGCAGATTTTCTTAGTGATGTTGTTGCTAATCCTATAGAACAACGTATTAATTATGGAATAGATTATGTTAAAAGTGGTAAAAAGGTAGCTGATGAAAATTTAAAAGATTTAAAAAAACAACAAAAAAGAGACATTAAAAAGAACTTAACTAAAGAATTTCAAGATAAAGTTGGATATACAGATGTCGTTGATGATCTAGAAAAAAATTCATTGATTAAAAGAGATAATCTTGCAGGACAGGTAACACAAGCAGTTGGTGGCATGGTTCCTGCTTTAGTTATGGGGCAAGCATTTGCAGGTGCAGAACCTGCTCTACAATCAACAGAAGGATTAAGTGGTTTAAATAAAGCTAAAGTTATAGCTGGTAATATGGGGAAAAGCTTTACTAGTCAAATGCCATCAAACTTAATGCTAGGAACATCTAGTTATGGTAGTGGAATGGAAGAAGCTTTAAATAATGGTGCTACTATAGAACAAGCTAGATTATATGGCATAGGTAATTCTGCAAAAGAAATGGCAACAGAATGGATTACAGGTGGTATTCCAGGACTAGGAGGTAAAGGTGGTTTAGATTTACCTGCAGAAAAACTAATTGATAAAACCACTGGAAAAATAAAAAATGAATATGCAAAGGCATTTGCTAAGACTTTAGCTAATTATGGATATAAATTTGTAGGAGAAGGTCTTGAAGAAGGTCTTTCTGAAATATTAGATCCATATTTAAAAAATGCAACATATTCTAATGGTGAAAAAATTAATTGGCAAGAAGTTTTTTCAAGTTTTATTGTTGGAGGTTTAACTGGTGGAATACTAGAAGCTCCTAATACTGCAGTTGATTTTAATAATAATATGGTTGAAGCTAATAATAATATTCAACAAAAAAAAGCAACACTTCCAGTTGCTAATACAAATGCAGTAAATAAAAATAGTCTTCAATCCCAAAACAATATTGAAGGGAATCCATTAATTGAAAACAAAAATCCTGTTAGTTTACCTTTAGATAAAAATACCGTTCAAAAATTGAACACTGTTAATCAAAATCAAGAAAGATTTATTTATGAAACAAGTGATAATTCTAAGATTGATAATTTTAGAAGAAGTGCTAATCAATTTATGAATAATAGTACTGAAACAAAATCTTTTGTTCAGACAGTTGAAAAAGTAATTAATGATAAAGGTTATAATGTTACTTTTGATAATTCAATTGGAGACAATGTAAATGGTCGAATAGGAATCAACGAAAATGGAGAAGTTGATATCAAAATTAATCCTAACTCAGATCGTGCAGGTGAATTTATTTTAACACATGAAATAACTCACGCAATTGATAATAAAGATATGCGTGATTTAGTTATAAATTATGCTAAAAAGAATAGTGAATTTAATGAAGCTTTAGAATCTTTGAAACAAACTTATGGGGTAGATGATGTTAATGATGAAGTTCTTGCTGATATTTCAGGTCAATTATTTGGAACTGAAGAATTTATAAATAAATTATCAACAACAAAGCCTAGTTTATTCAAAAAAATATATGATAAAATTATAAGTTTTGCCAATAAAATAACAGGAAATTCAAGAGAATCATTATTTATAAAAGATTTAAAGAATAAATGGGAAAAGGCTTATAGAGAATCAGATGTTAATGTTGCACAAAAAAATCTTAATAAGTTAAAATTTAGTATTAAAGAAAACAGTAACGGTAAATATGTTAATATTGATACCGATCAAAATATATTTGATGGAATAGAAGAAAAAGATTACAATAAAATTGCAAAAATGTATATTAATGATTATCTTAGAGGAAATACTCAATTATCAAGTAATGATACAGCTATAATTGATTCTACATCTTCTAAAAAATACACTAATCCTGGAAAGAGGCAAAACTATTTTACAGAAAAAATGAAATTAACACCTGAGTTAAAAAACGTTTTACAAATTGCAGAAAAAATAGATTCATCATCACCTTCTAAGGATAATTCTAAATATAATAATTGGGAATACTATAAATTTGATTTTAGTCTTAATGGAAAGAATTTTGAAGCTGTAGTTAATATTGGAATTGATTCAAATAATAATAAACATTTTTACGAAGTAAATAACATAAAAAAAAGAACTGATGGTATATCAGAAACAAGTCTGAATAGTCCAACCAGTTCTATTACTAATAATATACCACAAAATGAAAAATATGTAAATAATTTTAAAGAAAAACAATTAGAAATAATTCAAAATAACAATCCAGTTGAAGATGATTATCATACATGGATAAGAAATGTAGAAGATATTAAAACGTTATCTGAAACATTAGAAGATAGTGATTGGAGTGATTATGATGAATTTAACCCTGATCTAACTAGAGCAGATATTGATAAAGCTCTTGAAACAGGCAAAATTACAGTTTATTCATCATATCCTATTGAACAGGGTGTTTTTATTAGTCCTTCTAAAATGGAAGCAGAATCATACTCTGCAGATGGTAAAGTTTATTCTCAGGAAGTAAATATTGATGATGTTGCATGGATAGATCCTACACAAGGTCAATATGCTAAGGTTGATACTAAAGATTCTTTAAATAATTCATCATGGAAAGAACATTTAGAAAAAAATTATAAATCAAAAGGAACTAAAACTAATTTTGAAGATATTAGATTAGATACTAACAATACTGAACAGAATCTTATTAATAAAGAAACTGATCGTTTAACAAAGAAATATGAACGTGAAAAGAATAAGAATAAGAAAATAATTACAAAAGAAGCTTCTAAAATTCTTGAGTTTGATGATTATCAACAAAAAAGAAAATTTACTGATTTATTATCAGAATATTACGATAATCCTGATTTAAATAAAATTAAACAAGATATTAGAGATAATTTTAGTGAAAAAAGAATTGAGTATGTTAATGATTATGTTAAAGATATTAAAAATGTAATTAGAGGAACTGATTTACAAATAACTGATTATGTTAGAAGAAATTTAACTGATTTCGGAAACTTCAGAAAAGAAAATTTCAATAAATTAAAACTAAAGAATCAAGGACAATCAATTGATTCTTTTTATAATGAATTAGCAGAAGATTATCCTTCAGTATTTAGTAAAGATATAACTAATGAAGTAGATCAATTAGAAAGAATGTCTGAGTTTATGAATGAAGACGATAAATTCTATGAGAAATACAATTTAGATGATAATGCTATTAATGAAGCAGCACAATATGTCTATGATTCTATAAAAAATAAAGATAATATTGATGATTTAATAAATAGTATTTCAATTTCACCAAAACAAATTAGGAAAGAAAAAACTGTAGAATATAGAGAATATGCAGAAGACTTTGTTAATAACTCAGAAGACTGGGTTGATAAGAAATTAGGTCTTTCATATAAAACTAATACAATGAAACGTAATTTTTATGATGTTATGGGTAAAAAAGATGGTGGAAGGTTATACCATAGTTATATTGAACCTATTTTTAATCATAATGCTCAAATGCAGAATGATATTTCTTCTTATAATGAAAAGATTGGTAAATTAAAATTAAATGATAAAGAATCAACTGCAGTTCAGATGTTTGGAGAATATAAATATAATCCTGAAACATTAGTAACAGGAATGGAAGTTGATGAATTTATTACTAAAAATAAATTAGATCATAAAAAGATTGAAAATGCTGTTGAAGTATTTAGATCTACTTATGATGAATTAATAGAAAGAGTTAATGAAACTCTTAAATCTCAAGGATATAAAGAAATAGAATATCGTAAAGGTTATTTCCCACACTTTGTTGAAGAAGGTGCTAAGACTAAATTTGGTAAAGTTTTAGAAAAAATGGGTTGGAAATTCAAAGACGATTCAGTTCCAACTGATATTGCAGGAATAACTGACACATTTAAACCAGGCAAAGTATGGAATCGTAATGCACAACAAAGAAAAGGAAAATATACTGATTTTAATGCTTTAAAAGGTTTCGATAATTATGTACGTGGAGCTATGGAAACAATATACTTCACAGAAGATATTCAAAAGCTTAGAGCTTTAGAAAATGAAATACGTTATCAACATTCTGAAAAAGGTGTACAAACTCAAATTGATGAGATATTAAGTGATACTTCAATTGATTTTGAAGAAAGACAAGAGAAGATTGATAAGATATTTACTAAATATAAAACTCCATTAAATAATTTAGTTAGTGAAATAAGAGATTATACAAATAGTATAGCCAATAAAAAATCTATTTTAGATAGAACAATGGAACAAGCAACGAATAGAAAAGTTTATAGTGTTATGCAGAATATAAGTAGTAGATTAAGTGCTAATATGGTAGGATTAAACCTATCCAGTGCTATTACAAACTTTATTCCAATAACACAAGCAACTTCACAAGTTAAATCTAAATATTTATTAAAAGGACTTCGTGAATCTATCAAAAACCAGGCTGTAGCCGATAATTTCGAGAGTAGAAGTGTTTTCCTTACTTCAAGACTAAACGAGGCTGACAAACTATATAAAACACGTTTAGAAAAAGCTTCAGAAAAAGTAAACTTTATGTTTGATGGAATAGATTCTATTACAGCTAATACTATCGTTAGAGGAAAGTATTATGAAAATATTGCTAATGGTATGAGTGAATACAATGCAATGAGAAATGCTGATGAATTTGCTCGTGATTTAATGGCTGGTAGAACTAAAGGTGAAATGCCAACTATTTTTAATTCTAAGAATCCATTTGTTAAACTTTTTACTTCATTTCAGTTAGAAGTTAATAATCAATATCAATATATGTTTAAGGATCTTCCTAGAGATTTAGCAGATGAACCTAAAAAGAAATTAATCGCTGCATTTGCTAAAATGTTTTTTGGAGCATGGATCTATAATCAATTAACTGAAAAAGTTGTTGGTAGAAAAGCAGCATTTTCTCCAGCTGATACAATAAAAGAAATATATGATACTTCAACTGATAAAAATCTTAAAATAACCGAGAAAAGTTCTAAAATTCTTGAAAACTTAACACAAGATGTTCCTTTTGTTGGTAGTTTAGTTGGTGGTGGACGTCTTCCAATTAGTAGTGTAGCAAATCCTATCAATGTTATTAAAGGAGAAAGTACAGTTGGAGATGAGGCAAAAAAACTTCTTTATTATACAGTTCTTCCATTTGGTGGAGGGCAGTTAAAGAAGACTGTTGAAGGGGCTTCAATGTATGTTAATGATAAAAATGTTAAAGGTAGCTATACTAACAAAGGAAAATTAAGGTTTGAAGCAAAAAAAGATTTAGGTTCTGTAGCACAGAATCTTTTATTTGGTCAATATTCAAGTAAAGAAGCAAGAGAATACTTTAATAAAGGATATTTACCTATAGATTCTAAAACTATTGAGAAATTAGAAAAACAAGGCGTTTCTATCAGTGAATATAGAAAGTATTCAGATGATAAAAAAGAATTAGGTTTAAATGATATAAAATCTGATAAAGATTCAGATGGAAAAGCAATAAAAGGAACAGCTTCTGCGAAGAAAGCCCTTGCTATTATGAATAGTAATTATTCAAAAAAAGAAAAAGAATATTTAATATCTAATTTATCTAGTTCTGATAATTCAGTTTCTTTAGATGAATTAAAAAGTTTAAAGAAAGATGAAAAAACTTATAAGTTTTATTTTGGTTTAAATGAAGATAATAGAAAAACATTTAAGAAAGAATTAAATGATTTAGGTATGTCTTCACAGGAATTAATAAAATATTATGAGACTAGAAAAGAATATAAAGATACATATACTTCTAATTATGCTAGAAATAATATGATGAACTATATTAATAGTTTAAATGTTAGTGATAATACTAAGTGGTATTTATATAACAAAGATTATGGAAGTGATAATTTATCAACTGTTGTAGATAAATTTAATCTTAAATATAGCGATTATTATAATGTTAAAAGATACTCAGAAGAAATTTCCACAAGATATAGTGGAAACAAAAATTCCTCTATTAGAAAACAATTAGTTTTTAAATATATTAATAATTTAAAACTAAACAAGGTTCAGAAAAGTGTTTTATTTAAAGAAGCTGGTTATAGTGATTCAGCTAGTAAACAAATAGTCTTTAATTATATAAATTCTATGAATATTAGTAAGCAAGAAAAGAAAAAGTTATATGATTCTATTTTTTAAGGAGTGTGATCTAAATGCCTTTATATGATCCTAAAAATGATACAGATAATGTGTCTTATGGTTTTTTAAAGAAAGTTTTAGGAGATAAACTTTATGAAAATTCTAAAAATACTTCTATAAGTTATTCTAAGAACTTTGGATCCACTCCAACTGTTCCTTATCAAAAAGGAGATACTTGGAATAATGGTGAAAATATTTATATTTGTATAAATAGTCGTGATATAGGTAATTTTAAAGATGATGATTGGCAGATTCTATATAATAAAGAAACAAATAAAATAATATCTAATAGTTTTCAATTTTTATCTTCTATAGATTTGATTAAAAGTACTGATGGTTATGTTGAAACATTTTATCAATCTGATGATCCTTCATTAAATTGGAACTCAACAACAAAACCTAATCATGTAGGTGATTATTATATGAACTCATCTACCTTTAAAACATATAAATACTCATCAACTTACGAATGGGAAGAGATATCGGTTACAACTATAATCTTTAATAATATTACAGGCCACAGAAGAATATTCACAAGTAGGCCAAGTACATATGATGAAGGAGATATTTGGAAAATAGGTAATACTAATGATGTAGAACTATTTACAAATATAGCATTAAATGACTTCTTACAAGCAAGAAATTCTAATACAGTTTTTACTGAAACTGATTGGGAATTGATATCAAATGAATTAAATATAAAAGCTAATTTATATTCGATTGGTGGAAGAATGATTGCTGCAGAAAATGTATTTTCTAATCTTCAGTATTCTTCATTTGGAAAACATGGAGGATATGATGTTTTAGGTTTTGATGAATATTTAGGATTAGGCGATACTAGTGGAGAAGTTGCAGTTATGGGAGGTCTATATAGAGGATATGCAGATATTGCAGTTGATATTGATTTACCTGATAATTTTAAAGTAGTATCTGCTTTTTTATCTGTATATCATACTCCTATTTATTGGTCCTATGCGACAGGTGGAACTTCAATTAATGCTTGGGGTGCTTCTAAAAATATTAAGTTGTATAAGATGGCAGATGAAAAGAATTTAAAACTTTTATATCAAAATTCTTTAACTTATAGATGGAAAATTAACAGTTCTAATCTAACTGAAATACCTAATGCTTTTGGTGCTACTTCTTTTTCGTTTAATAACACTCAGAATGTTACAATACAAAGAAAAGATACAATAAATCTAAAGAATTATATTAACGCAACAGGTAAAACAAAACTTGTTGTTAGAACAGGTGATTCTATTCCAAGTAGTGCAAATACAATGGTTTCTAATACAGGTATGGCTAGAGCTGTAATTAATATTTTAGGATATATAGATTTGAAAGGAAGTGGTAGTTAATGATTAAAGTTGAAGGTACAACTATTAAAGCTTATCGAGGAGCAAGTGGATATATAAGAGTTAGTAAAACCGATGATGATGGTAATATTGAACAATTCGCAGCTAATGATGTTATAACTTTAACTGTAAAGAATAATTTTGGAGAATCTACTCCAATTTTAAGAAAACAAGTAACAGTTGAATCAGCTTGCGATTATGTTGATATTACAATTTCTGCAACTGAAACAAAATCAATGTCTGAATTAATATCAGAACCTGTAGAATTTGAATATGATATTAATGTTAATGGAGCAGAAAATACAACTATTATAGGACATGATGATTCAGGTGCAAAGATTTGGAAATTATATCCATCAGGAAGTGTTGACGAATGATAGAAGAAGTAAACGAAATTGTTATTGACATATCTTCGTCTAGTAATATAAATGCTTCAATATCTGGTAATAGTAATATTAATTCAAATATTAACTCTGATAATAGTATTACTCCTTCGATTTCTTCTTCTAATGGAGTTAATACTGAAATTGAAGGAAAAGGTCCCCAAGGTCCAAAAGGAGCAGATGGTATAACTTGGATTCCTGAAATAGAAGAGGTTAATACTATTGAATATAATGAAGAAGCTTCGGCTTCAGTTAGAACATTGCTAAATAAAATGTTATTCATTTTTAATATTCCAAGAGGTTCACCAGGTGATATGAGTAAATCAGTCTATGATACTAATGATAATGGAAATGTAGATAATGCTGATAATGCTCTTTCTCTCAATGGACTATCAAAGAATGATATACTTGGTGGTTTTGATGATTTGGCTAATATTATTAATAGTGTTTCAGGAGCTTTATCTACTTTTGAGTCTTATGTAGCTAATCAATTCAATTTAATTGAAACTCCACCAACTGGTTCTGTTTGTGCATTTGCAGGAAGTACAGCTCCAACTGGTTGGTTAATTTGTGATGGAAGTGCAGTTAATCGTATATTATATGATAATTTATTTCAAATTATTGGTACAACATATGGTAGTGGAGATGGATCCACTACTTTTAATTTACCTGATTTGAGAGAGAAAATTCCTATAGGATATTCAAGTAACAAAAATGGTTATAATATGTTAGGTGATAGTATAGGTAATGAAACTCATTCTTTAACAGTAGATGAACTTGCTAAACATAGTCATAGTGGATCTACTGGAAATGCTGGAGGACATCAACATCTTATGTATAACAAATGGAATACTTATGCAGCAGGTGATACAAGTGGGAATGGATTTACTTCACCTGGTAATGGTTGGAATCAAGATGGGTGGGCCGATAATTATACTGGTGCTGTAGGTGATCACAATCATACGGTTACAATAGGGCAAACTGGTAAAGGAGACGCTTTTAGTCTTGTTCAACCAAGTGTTTTAATGAATTACATTATTAAATGTTAGGAGGTGTAATTATAAAACTAATTATTTTAAATGTTACCACAGATAAAGTAACAATAAAACAAAATGCTAATTTAAATAAAGGAGAATATAATGTAACAAAATGTAGATTTATTTTTGACAGAGATTATAATAATTTGGTTAAAAAAGCTGTCTTCTTTGTTAATGATTCAGCTATTGAATTGAGTCTTGATTCAAATAATGAATGTTATGTTCCTAATGAATGTTTAGTCTATAAAGGGAATATTGAAATTGGAGCATTTGGACTTATTTCTAATAATAATACTCTTGAAAAAGTATATTCTCCTGATCCTATATCAAAGGAAGTAATTGATGGTTCTTATACATCAAATACAACTAATACTGTTCCTCTAACTCCAACTGATAAACAACAAATATTATCAGCAATTCAAACAAATGCTAATAACATTGAGTTATTAGATGATGGTAAAGTTGACAAGGAAAGTGGATATGGATTATCAAAAAATGATTTTACTGATTTGTTAAAGAGTAAACTTGATGGAATTGAAGAAAGTGCCGATGTTAATATTATTGAAAGTGTTTCTGTTAACGGAACAGCAAGAACTATCTCTAACAAAAATGTTGATATAGAAGTTCCAACAAAAACAAGTGATATATCTAATGATAGTGATTTTACTACAAATGATTATGTTGATAGTGTAAAAGATTACTTAGAAGAAAAAATAGATGATAATACAGACGCAATAAGTGATAATGCTGAAGCAATTGATACTATTAATACAAATTTAGAAAGTTATTCATTAATAAGTGAAACAGGAAATAAAATTCAATTATTGATGGATAATTCTACATACAAAATAAAAGCTATATTAAAAGATAAAAATAATAATATTCTTGATACTTCAAATGAAATTGATTTACCAATGGAATCTGTTGTGTTAAGTGTTACATATAACAGCACTGATAAGGAATTAGTAATAACTCTTCAAAATGGTTCAATTACTAGAGTTCCATTGACATCTCTTATTTCAGGACTTGTTAATGACGATACTTTAGAATCTACATTAGAAGATTATGTTTTAGTTTCTGATTATAATACAGCAATATCTAGTTTGGAAACAGGTAAAGCTGATAAAAGTACAACTTATACAAAAAATGAAGTAGATCAATTACTTATTGATGGAAATTATAATTTTGCCACTTTTGAAATTGATATTTCAACAGGCAATTTAATTATGAGAAAAACAGATGATATGCTTTTACAATTTAGTTTAAATAACACTAATGGAAATTTGGAGGTGACTATATAATGGCAATAACACAAACAATTGGAAAAGTTATGATTGTACATAAAGGAACTTATAATTCGCAAGTTTCTTATAGTAGATTAGATGTAGTTGTTTATAATGGTTCGAGTTATGTATCAAAAACAGATAATAATACTAGTAGTCCTACTGATACAAGTGCATGGGCATTATTATCTTATTCACCAGTTAAAGGTGTTGACTATTGGACCTCACAAGAGTTAGCAGACTTTGTTCAGAAAACTAATGATGAAACAATTTCAAATAAATTTACATTTACTACTTTACCTGAAGCTAATTTAGATCCAACTACAAATAATCAGTTTACTAGAAAAAAATATGTTGATGATAATATTGCTAACATCAATGGTTTCTTATTAAATGGAACAAATCCAACTAAAATAAAAGACTTTTTAACTATGATGAGAGCAATGTTAATAACAGAAGGAGAATATGGTGTTGAATGGGATTTATTTGCAACTAATAATAGTTCAAGTTGTACTAAATTGTATGATAATGTTGGATTAAGTATTACTCCTGGAACTGATTCAACTGCAGAAGTAAATAACTATCCTAAAATATTTGAATCAATTGATTGTAATTATATCAATATAAATGGAGAAGATATTATTACAGCATTAAAGGGAATGTCTAATTATGGTGAGACTCCTTCAGAAATACAAGATGTTACAATTGATGGAGTAACCTATACTCCTGATGTTGGAACTGTACATTTTTCAAGATATGAAAAATATGGAATAAATAGTTCAGGGAAAATGGAATACTCTATGTCATGGGTTCCAAGAGATGGATACACTCTTATTGATTTAGGAAAAGATAAAAATGGTAATTTTAAACCATATTTCATTATTGCAAAATATGTTGCAGGATATGATAGTAATAACAAAGTAAGAAGTGCTGCAGGATTAGATCCTGCATGTCATTTAACAGGTTCTTCTGCAGGAGATGAAAATGCAGATCATAACATGAATTATACAAATTGTATTACTATTTTCCATACAAGAGGTGATTACTATTCTGCAGCTTTAATGTCAGAGTATGGATTTATTATGAGAGACTTTTGGTTAAAGTTTGCCACAAGAAACACTCAATCAATTATGGCTGGAAATACATCAAACA